ATTCTGCAATACGTAAACTTCATTAACGACAAGCCCATTGGCAGAATTAAGTATGCACTAAATTAATTCCGCCAACAGGTTATAACCAAACATTTTGTGATTATTATGTAATCATTTCGAGGAAATATTGTATCTTTGTCGCAGTTTACCGTACAGTTAAATATTTCATAATTATGAGAAAAGCAATTTTAGATGCGCTGAAAGCCAAATTTCAGGGGGTCAGCGAATCAGTCTTGAACAGGATTGCGGACAAACTCTGCAAGACTGTCACAACCGCTGAACAGGTTCAAACCGCCGTTGACGGGGTGACAATTCAGCAAGTAATCGAGGGCTACGCCGATAGCCGAGCAACAGAGGCTTCACAGACCGCCGTTCACACTTACGAACAGAAATACGGTCTCAAAGACGGCGCAAAGGTTGAACAGCCCTCAGGGGGTGGCGGCTCAGGTCAGGGCGGCGCACCCGTTCAAACACCACAAGGAGGGGGTACAGACCCCGTGCTGCTTCAAACGCTTCAATCGCTTCAAGAGAGCAACAAAAAGTTGTCTGAGCGTCTTGACCGTATGGACAGCGAGCGTACAACCTCATCACGCAAACAGCAACTTTCAGGCATTATCGCCAAGTTGCCTGAGAACCTCAAAAAGGCTTACGAACGAACACCCGTTGACGGCTTGACCGATGAAGAGTTCAACACTCTTGTCGGAGAGGTCACAAAAGAGGTGGACGGCATTGTTCAGGCGACACAACAGAAAGGGGCTATCTTCGGTCGTCCGTCAGCCACGGGCGGCTCAGGTTCTCAGGGCGGAGAACTGACCCAAGAGCAAAAGGACGCTATCGCACATCGTGATAACAAACCCGCCTCAGGTGGTCAGCCGTTCTAATGTTTAACAATCAAAACAACAAAGAAAAATGGGCATGCAAGTAAACAGACGTAAGGACGTGAGAACACCCCGTGTCCTTATGCACCGTATCGCTGACATCAGAGGCGGCGTATCTGTCAAGGCTTCTGAGCTTGGTGGCGATTTCCTCTATGAGGGAGCTGTCCTGAGCGCAGCCGATGAAAAGGGTCTTTGTCACGTTGTGAAAATCGCTCAGGTTGTTGCAGAGGTCGGTGAGTCCGACAAGGCAATCAAAGTGAAGAAAGGTCACAACTTCGCAAAGGGCGATTTCATTATGACAAAGGTCGGTGGCGTGGCTTATGACATCACAGCCATTGACACAGAGGGCAGCAAGACCTTTGACACAATCACAGTGAGCACCACCCTCGGTGCAATCTCAAAGGACGGTTTCATCATTGAGGCAAAAGCGAAGTCAACCGACACAACCTCAGAACTGAAATACGTTCCTCAGTCAATCAACGGAACGGGCAAGCCGTTTACGCAAAAGTCAAACCTTGACACGGACGCTTGGCTTTTCGCCGTGACAAAGGGCAACCCGCTTCCTGATTTAATCATGGCGTACCTCAAAGGTGTCGTCAATTATTAACAGTTAAAAGTTCATCATTTATATGGCAACAGTTGTAAATACTCTCATTCAGGGTCTTACCGAGCAGATGGTTCAGTCACGTTTGAACACGGCTGACGCAACGGGCTTTCTGTTCGGCACTTATTTCCCCGTGAAGAGAGTTCAGGGCTTCCAGTGGAAGACCCTCCAAAATCAGCTTGCTAAGAAGAACGTAGCCGCCGACCTCCACACCGATAACGGCTCAATTCTTCGCAAGCAGCGTCCTATCTTTGAGAGCGCAAGAGGAGATATTCCTTTCATCAGCATTTCCCGTGAGTTGAAACGCTCTGAGATTAAAGAGTATCAGACCGCTCTCGCTTTTGCTCAGGATGAAGACGCAACAAAGCTCGTTCAGTATTGGGGCGAGGACGTTGACTTCTGTTTCAACGGCGTTCAGTCTGAGTTGGAGTACATTGCGTGGAAGCTCGCTTCCCGTGCGGGTCAGTTGGCTTTCACAACAACGACCAACGCAACATACGCCAATGAGTTCGACTTGGATTATGACGTTGACCCTGAGTCAAAGGTCAAGACCTCTTCCGATTGGAAAAACGCTGCTTCGGCTGACATTCTCGGCGATTTCCGCAATGAGATTAAGAAAGCCAAGGCAAGAGGTCTGAACCCGAAGTTCGCCTTTGTCAACCTTGACGAATTCTACAAGATTGCTTCGTCTGAGCAGATTATCAAGGCTTGTGCGTCATTCGCTTCAAACGCTCTGAACATCTCTCAGACCCCTGACCTTACCACCGTCAACTCAATGCTCGCCCGCCAAGCATGGCTAAACGGCATTCAGTTGAAAGTCATTGACCAAACCATTACCCGTGAGTTCACTGACGGCTCTCAGGAATCAGGCAACCCATTTGAGGACTGCCGCTGCGTTCTCTCAGAAACAGAACGCCTTGGCACCACTCAGTATGACATCCTGACTGAGAACGAGAACCTGATTTTGCGTGCAGAGCGTGCTCATACAATCATCAAGAAGTACGGCACAATCGAACCGAAGTCAGAGGTTACAATCGGTCAGGCTGACGCTGTGCCTGTCTTTGACACGGCTTACCGCAACGTCTACATGAGAACAGACGGTAAGGATTGGGAATAAACATTTAACTGAGGCATAATATGGCAGCAACAGTTCTTGAAGCATTAAAAAGCATTACCGCTTACCCCGTTCCGCTTCGCACCCTCGTAGAGACTGCGGAGCGGCGGGGTCTTTCGCTTTCAGATGAAGCCACGCAAGAGACGCTGAAAGGCAAGGCGTTCAACCTCTCAAAGGCTGACACGCTTCTGTGGCTCTCTCTCGCCCCGAATGTCACTCAGGGCGGGCAATCATACTCTTTCACAGATGAACAGCGCACAGAGTTCAAAAACAGAGCCTATAAACTGTTCAATGAGTTTGAGGACGAGGCGGTAAAGCCCAAACCTATATACGGATATAAAGGTTCGCGATTATGATAATAACCAACGGAACAATCGAAGTGAAGAGAAAGACAGCGGGCGGCATTGACCCTGAAACGGGTTTCCCCGTCAAATCTTCTGAGGTCTCTTGGGGTAGCCCGATAGACTGTCAGTACACGGCAAACAAGTACAACAAGCTCGGCAAGGTCAATGGGGAACACTTCACGGTGGCGCAGTATTCAATTCTGATTGAAGAACAGCCGCTCGGGGAGTTTGACCAAATCAGGCTTACAGACAGTTTGACGGGAAAGAGCCTCGGGGAGTTTTCTGTCATTCAGGTTGAGCCGTTGGAAGCCGTCTGCGAATTGAGAATAATGGTCTAACGGCGATTGCGGCTCTATGTCGGCTTTACTTTTTCTGTGCTTATAATCACACCATTAAAAAGAGTAAACGCCACATACGTCAAATTCGCCAAAAATAACTCAGAAACTATGCCAATAAGACAACTTACCCCCATGTCTGAGATTGACCGATACACAGAACAGGAGTTGAAAAGGCTTCAAACGGTTCTGATAAGGTCTTTGCAGTACTGCGGGGAACAGGTTCTGAATAAAGCCCGTTCGACCAATTCTTATAAAGACCAAACGGGCAACCTGAGAAGTTCACTCGGCTATGTCATTGCCGTGGACGGACGGGTTGTTTATCAGTCAGACTTTCAGACCGTGAAACAAGGGCGGGACGGTTCAGAGAAAGGCGCAGCGTTCGCGAAGAAACTTGTCAGGCGTTTCCCTCACGGGGTCTGCCTGATAGTTGTTGCGGGAATGGAATACGCCGCTCACGTCAAGAACAAAGGCTACGATGTGCTTGACAGTTCAGAACTGCTTGCAGACAGAATTGTGCCGAGTATGCTGAAACAGCTTGGCTTCACTTAACATTAACAAGAGACAATGGCAAAGACATCAAAACAAGTTCAAGGGGACGTGTACAGACTTCTGAAAGACAGCACCCTTTATTCGATGATTTCAGGTGAGGTTTACAGACAAGGCTACCGCCCTCGCGACAGCCGCCTTGAAGATGCTGTGGTTATATTCACAGCGGGTCTTCCTGACCAAATTCAGACGGGCGTGGTTACGGTTCACATCTATTGCCCTGACATTGACCCTTACGGGAACGGCGTGCTCGTTGAGGACGGTCAGCGCACAGAAGAACTTGAAGCCCTTGCGCAGCGTTGGGTTGAGAGTCTTACGGCTGAGGTCTCTTGTTATAAGTTCAAACTGCAACAGACGATCTGCACAGACTATGCCGAAGACATCAATCAGCATTTTGTCGTTGTCTGTCTGAAATATAAGTATTTCGGCTCTGACGATGAAACGCTGAATATCCCTCAGGCGGCTGTTATTGTTACCGAGGACGGCGATTTGCCGATAACGCAGCCTGTCATAAAGAAAAAGAATGTTTAACAATTAAATTAAAAGATTATGTCACTACTTTCATGGGGTAAGTGCCTCATTGAGCACGCCACCTCAACAAAAGGCGTTCCCGCAGAAGCGTGGACAGCTACTGATACTCCTAAGGAGGATACAACGAAGCTGACCCCAACAGCGGGAACAGAGAAGACCGCCACAGAAGAGGGCGGCGATTTGGTCGATTCAAGAACAGGTAAGAACACTTATCAGTTCGAGTTCGATTTGTTTGTCAAGAAAGGCGGCAAACGCCCATTTGAGGACAATGACGGCGTAATTTCAGGAGAACACGCTTTCCGCGTCACACCTGAGGACGAGGAATGCGAGGGTATTCAGATTGACCGCTCAACAGTTCGTTGCGAGGAGAGTTATTCAACCGCAGAGGGTAAGTTGCTTCACTACGTTGCCAAGGTTCTGAAGCCCGCAACGGGCAAGAGTGTGAAGCCGTACACTAAGACAAACCCCGCTTGACTGATGGGCGTAAGGTTCTCAACCAACGGAGCTTTGCGCCTTACAAACGGAGGTTCGTTTCGGTTCAATAACCTGAATGTTCATCTGCACTGAGGGAGCGAGGCGGTCAGGCGCAACCGCCCCTCCCTCTTCAAGGGTCAGAGGTCACAAAAGAAAGACGCTCACGGCGGTTCGTTGCCGCCATGACCCACTTATACATCAATAAAAGTTTTATCATCATGGCAGAAGAAAAGACTATCGAACAGAAAGCCGCCGAGACCATTCTTCAAACACCCGTTGAAGTCAAGGTCGGCAGCAAAACTTATATGACAGCCCCGCCAAGCACGGCAACGCTTATTCTCGCATCAGAGGCTGTTTCACGTTTGCCACACGTTGTTCTTGACCCGAAGAACGTTGTGGAAGAAAGCCTGTCAATCGCAAAAGATTGTCGGGCTTTAGGCGATATTGTCGCAATATTCATTCTCGGAGCAAAGAACCTGAAAGAAAAAGTCAAAGTTCAGAAGAACAGAGAGAAACGCTATCTGTGGGGGCTGTTCAAGCGTCAGGTCGTTGAAGAGGTCGAAGAGGTCATAGACCGCAAGGCAGAACTCGCCCAAGAACTTCTTGAAGAACTCACGCCCGCTGAACTTTATGACCTCACGGTTACGGTTCTGCAAAGAATGAACCTGACCGATTTTTTCGGTCTTACCACTTTCCTGATAGAAATAAATCTGATGCGGCAGACGAAAGTGGAAACAGAAGCGACAGCCCCTGGGCAATAATCGCCGCAACGGTCAAGGCTTACGGGCTGACCTTTGAAGAGGTTCTGTACAACATGAGTTATCCCAACCTGATATTGTATAACGCCGTTCTGCCGTCTTATAACACAAAAGACAAGTCAGACGGCTCAGGCTCAGGGCAAGAGGTAATCAAGGCTGACGACCCGAGAAATAAAGAACGAGTTAAACAATTCTTTGACAGTATCGAATAAATGGAGAACGAGAACGGAAAACTTTTTTACGGAACGGGGCTTGACAACAGTCAGCTCCGTGTTGGTGCTGCGGAAGCGAAGAGACTTCTTCACGGCATTGGCAGCACGGCTTCAAGTGAGGGCGACAAGATAGACGACTCAATGAAGAAAATCGGGAAAGCCGTTGCGGGTGTCTTTGCCGTTTCTCAAATCAAAGAGTTCGTTTCTCAGGTCGCAAACGTCAGAGGTCAGTTTCAGCAGCTTGAAATGGCTTTCAAGACCATGCTCGGCTCTGCTGAAAAGGCTGACGCACTCATGCAGCAGCTTATCAAGACAGCCGCCACAACGCCCTTTGGAATGACTGACGTTGCTCAGGGCGCAAAACAACTTCTCGCCTACGGCGTTCAGGCTGACAAAGTGAATGAGACCTTAATCAGGCTCGGAGACATTGCGGCGGGTCTCTCAATTCCTCTGAATGATTTGGCTTACCTCTATGGCACAACCATGGTTCAGGGACGTTTGTACACGCAAGACCTGAACCAATTCTTGGGACGTGGTATTCCTCTGACAGATGAACTTGCCAAGCAGTTCGGTGTTGCCAAAGATAAGGTCAAAGACCTTGTTACTGAGGGCAAGGTCGGCTTCCCTGAGGTTGAAAAGGCGATCATCGCCATGACCTCTGAGGGCGGCAAGTTCGGCGGTCTTATGGAAGCTCAGAGCCACACGATAACAGGTCAGATTTCAAACATCGAAGACAGTATAGACCAAATGTTCAATGAGCTTGGCAAGAAGTCTGAGGGCGTTATCTCTGACGTTCTGAGCCTGACATCAAAAGCCATTGACAACTGGGAGAATATCGGCAAGGTTCTTCTTGTCGTTATCAGCACATACGGGGCTTATAAAGCCGCCGTCATCGCTGTTGCCGCCGCTCATAAAATGGCGGCTATATGGGGAGAGGTTTCAGCCTTTCTTTCTCTGACAAAAAGTATAACGTCAGCCAAGGACGCAATGCTTCTTCTTAACATGGCAACAAAGGCAAACCCAATAGGGCTTGTTTTAGGCGTTGTCGCCGCCGCTGCAACCGCTTTCGGTCTGTTCTCAGACAATACAAGCAAAGCGGCTGAAATGACAAGCAAATACGGCGAGAAAGCGACCACAGCCATAACCCGTGTTCAAAGCCTTTCAACAGCCCTGAACGGTCTCACTGCGGGCAGCTCAACCCACAAAAAGGTTATGGACGAGCTAAACGGTATTCTTGAAGACTACGGCGTTCAGGCTGTCAAAGAGGGCGACAACATTGATACCGTGAACGAAAAGCGTACTCAGGCTATTGAACTAATCAAGCAAGAAGCCATTGAGCGTCAACGCCTGAACGACATTGCCTCGGGCAATGACACATACGCCAAGGCTCTTTCTGACGCTCAGAATGAAATGTTTCAGAAACTTCAAGGGGCTGAGACAGGCAGTACGTTTGCGGGGTTTGTTTGGTCTTCTGACAATGAAGAGATACAAGAAAACGCTGCCGCCATTTCAACCATTATCGCTCAACAGGTCGAACAGAACATCAACCTGATAGCGGGCAAGACGGGCGAAGAATACGAAAAGGGTCTGAATAAGATTTATGCCAATATTCAAGACAAGATGCGTGCTATCGGCATAAGTGAGAAGACAATCGCCAAGGCTTGGTGGGATGACGGCTTTTTCATAAAGACCAACATCGTACAAAATTATATAAACGGCGTTCAGTCAGCAGCAGAGGAACACGACCGTTACACAACAGCCGTGAACAAATCTGCCGCCGCTGAACAAGCCGCTGCCGACAGTTCAATGACATTTGCCGACAAGGTTTCAGCCGTTGAGAGAAGCCTACAAAAGCCAACGGACGGCGTTCATCAGTTGTATGAGAATATCAAACAACTCATGTCGCAATACTCTGAGAATACTATCGGCTTTACAATCAAGTTCAGCGGCGAAGTTCCCGCTTGGATGGATAAAATGGGTATTGATGAACTGACACGCCTCGCGAAGCGTTTCGCCTCTATTGGGTCTTCACTGAAAGACGGTCAGGTGGCTTTAGTGAACGGCAAGGCTTACACAAAGCAACAAGCCTTACAGCGCAGCGCAGAATACGCTCAGGCAGCAGAGAACAAACAGACCGCCGCAGACAACAAGAAGAAACAAAACGAAGCGGCTGCAGAAGAAGCGAAGAAACACGCCAAAGAACGGGCGAGAAAAGCCGCACAAGCCGCTGAGGACAGAAAGCGGGAGCGTGAACAGATTGCCGAGGAAACGGCTGAGAGAAACAACCAAATCGCCGAATACGGGCAGTCTGTCATTGAACAGACTGAGAAAACCGAGCTTGACATCAGACAGGCTAAGATAGAACTCATGGAAGAGGGTTATCAGAAACAAAAGGCGCAGCTCGACCTGAACTATGACCGCCTTATTTCTGAGAACAAAGAACGTGAGCGACAAATGCTTGAAGCCCTTGCCGACAAAATGGTTCTTCAATGGGAGAACAAACACCCCAAGGCAAAGAACTCTGAGAAACAGGCTTACCGCAGCTCTCTTCTGAGTGAAGACAGCGACACCCGCCTGACACGTCAAGACCTGACAACAGAACAGCGGGCGCAGCTCGAATCATACGAGAAGATAGCCGCCGACACCCGTGTCAAAGGAAATAAAGAGGCTCTGAACACCATGCTGCAAGACAGCCTGACATACGAGCAGCAGCGGGTCAAGATTGCCGAAGAATATCAGAATAAAATCGAAGCCCTCTATGAGCATGACAAAGACGGGAAACGTGTCAAAGATGAAAACGGAAATGACAAGTGGAACGAGGGTGTCACTCAGGGGAACTTCGATGAACTGAATTATCAGCAAGAACAGGCTCTGAACGCCATTGATGAACAGTTTGCGCAGCGTGAAGAGACATACAAAGCATGGTGCAACGAAATCGCCAATCTGACCCTTGAACAACTTCAAGCCCTCTTGGATAAAGCCGAGGAGGAGTTGAAAAAGGTTGAGCAAGACAAGAAGAACGGCACAGCCACTTCACAGCAAGTTGCCGTTGCCCGTGCAAAGGTCACAACCGCCAAGAATAATGTCGCTCAGGCAAAGGCGAAAGCCGACCTGAACCCTGACAAACGTTCAATCAAACAATGGCAAGACCTCTACAAGACCCTGAACGAGGTAAACAAGTCATTTGAAGAGATTGGCGACACAATCGGCGGCGTTGCGGGAGACATCATCAAGACGGCGGGGCAAATATCAACCTCTGCCCTTACGATGATAAACGGCATAATGCAGTTGACACAGAACGCATCTACGGGCGTTCAGGCAACAGCGACTGCCTCCTCAAAAGCAATTCAGACGGTTGAAAAGGCTTCTGTCATTCTGACAATTATTTCAGCCGCCTTGCAGATAGCAACGCAGATCGTGAACCTCTTCAACAATGACGACAAGAAGCAAGAGGAAATTGAGGCTCTTCAAAGACGCATTGACCAACTGCAATGGGAGCTTGACAACGCCGACATCGTGCGCATACAAGAGAAGAGCGGAAAGGCTATTGACCTTGTGAAAGCGAAGCTGAAAGAGACACGGGACGAAATGTTGAAAGACATTGAGACCCTGACGGGCTTTGAAGCGATGTGGGCAAGGCTCACGCTGAAAGTTTCAATGAACGACAATCTCTTGAAGAAGTCTGCCGAGAAGATTGCAAAGGCTTACGCCAATGTCGCTTATACGGCTGACAAGGCTCTCGGCGGCAAGAAATACAGTGAAGCCCAACAGCAGCTTGAAAACATCGCACAGCAGCAGTTGCTCATTCAAGAACAGATAGACAAAGAGAACAGCAAAAAGAAGACTGACCACGGCAAGATTGACGATTGGGAGCAGAAGATTGAAGAACTGGGCGCAAAGGCGATTTCAATCATAAATGAAATGGTTGAAGACATCATGGGTGGTACAAGTTCTGACATCGCAGAACAACTCTCTGACGCTTTCTTTGAAGCCTTTCAGAACGGCGAGGACTACGCAAAGGCGTGGGGCGATAAGGTCAACGAGATAATCGGCGACATAACAAAACGCCTTTTGGTTCAGAAGTTCTTGGAAGAACCCCTCGGAGAGGTCTTTGACAAGTACAAGGCTCAGTGGTTCAAGGACGGCAAGTTCATGGGCATTGACGCTGTTCTGAACAGTCTCTCGGGCTTGACAAATGACCTGAACCAAGTCGGCACAGATTGGATAACGATTTGGGAGGCTCTCCCTCAACAAATCAAAGACATGATTACAGCCGCACAAGACTCAACCCGTGAGACCTCTTCAAGTGGTATCGCCAACGCCTCTCAGGACAGCGTGGACGAGCTGAACGGACGAGCCACGGCTATTCAGGGTCATACCTATTCAATCAGTGAGAACACAAAATTGCTGCTGAATACGGCGAACCTGATTTTGCAATCAGTCTTGAACATTGAGAGCAACACAGACGGGCTTTCAGACCGTGTGGCGGGCGTTGAGAGCAGCGTGAAAGAGATTAAGGACACAGTAAACGACATCGCCCTCAAAGGCATAAAGATAAAATGACATGAAAGAAGTTATCAGACAGATTTACACACAGGCAAAGCTCCTCGGGGCTTGCCCGTTGTTCAAGGGGACAGAACAGACTGTCGAGGATATTGTCAGGCTGTTTGAAAGCCCTCAGGGTATAGAGTTTTGTATGAAGAACCATTTCCCGAATATGGCGACTTTCAGGCTCTTCAAACCTCACGGGGTTGAGAAGTACGGCATCTACATTGATGCGGGAACGCTGACCCTGAAAGACCCCTCACGGGCTGTCCTGATAGGAAGAACCTCTGCGACCGTCTTCTGTTCAAAGACAGAACGGCACGAAATCATTCTTCTTCACGGGGCGAAAGCGATAGTGAATGCAAACAAATGGGCTGTTGCCCGTGTTCAGTCTGAACAGGGTTGCAGCGTCATAAAAAACACCTCTGACAATGCGATTATAATATGATTAACAGACTTTTCATAGACGGTAACGATGCATACTTGCAGTATGGCGTGTATGTGACGAGCGGCGGGTTCAACGAACTTGTCGCCTTTCCGCCGTTGAAGTCTGTTGACAGTAACGATTGGCAAGAGGAAGACGGCGTGGAGGCAGACCTTTCAGCCCCTGTCCTCAACACCCGTGAAATTCAGGTCAAGTTCGCTTTTGGCGGGCTTTTCAGCCGTTTCTGCGCTTTCATTGAACTGTTGTCTGACGGTGCTTACCATGAGTTCTATTGCGCCCACATACAACGCACGTTCACGCTCAGAATGACACAGCAGCCGAACCTTGACGTGGCGAGAATGTTAGGCACGGTAACGATCAAGTTTTCTGACGATTTCCCGATGAAAGGCTATAAGTATAAAGCCCCAGTGAGTGAGGTCACGCCGTCAGACGATTATTCGCTTGACAATACGCCATTGACAGATTACGGATGTCGGGTTCTGAAAGGTTCTCTGTCTGAGGTTATGAAGACCGCACAAGTGAAACAGAACCTTTTGCGGAATATCAAGACGAAGACGGGTGCCATATATGACGGGAAGCGGGTCACGTTCAAGACAAAGGACGTGAAGTTGTATTGCCTCATGCGAGCTGAGAGCCTGACAGAGTTGTGGCGTAACTATGACGCTCTTCTCCATGACCTCATTCAACCCGAGGAAAGGCTTCTGACGGTCAGAGAACTTGAACAGGATTTCCCGTGTTACTACAAGTCTTGTCAGGTCTCAGACTTCTTTCCTGACGGCAAAATTTGGTTGGAGTTCACTCTGACCCTGACTTTCACGGGGTCTTTCAGACTTGACGACAACGATTTTGTCCTTGCAACGGAAGACGGTATCATCGTGTTCACAGAAGACGGCGAGAACGCAATAGAAATGTTGCCTGACAGTTTCTCCGCCCGTTCCATGCAGTTGGTAAATGACCGTTCTCACATACGTTTCATCAACAATGGCAATATAAGGTTCAACAACTAAAAAATAAAAGACAGATGAAGAAAATAAAGATTTCGGAGTTGCCCCTGTATCAGTCTTTGAAAGGGCTGTTTGTCATGGGAACGGACGTGAATAACAGAAGCGTCAAGGTAAATTTGGAGTTTATTGAGAGCGAGACCACAAAAGCCGTAAAAGACGCTGACACAGCAACGGCTGCTGCTGCAAAGGCTGCGGGGCTTGCAGATGAAGCGACAAAAACCGCCAACGCTGCCGCTCTGAGAGCGGACACGGCTCAGGCTCAGGCTGCAAAGACTGCAAAGGCTGCGTCTGATGCGGCGCAGTCAGCATTGAGCGCAAAAACTCAGGCTGACGATGCTGCAAAGGCGGCTCAGGACGCTGCCGAAGCTGCTCAGGCTGCAAAGACTGCGGCAGACGAAGCAACAACCCTGACAAAAGCCGCCACTGAAGCCTCAGAGAAAGCCACAGCCGCCGCAAAGTCAGCCACCGATAAAGTGCTTGACACGCTCGGAAAGATTGTTCCTACGGGCTTGTCTGTTGAGAGCGTTCCCCGCCTGACCCTCGGCAATGTCAACCCCGTTTACCTGAAAGCCGTTTTAAGCCCCGACACGGCTCTGAAAAACCTGATTTATATCAGTGACAACCGAGCTGTCGAAATCGGCTTAGACGGGCGCATTTCAATCTTAAATAAGGGCGTGAGCCGTGTTCACATTATCCCCACATGTAACACAGCCCTTGCCCGCACCGTTCTGATTGAGGTGGGCGAACCGACCCTGAGGCTTGTCACAACACGCCGACAGATGCGTTTCACACAGTCAGGGGCTTTGCGTATGAATTAACATAATGTCGAACCCGTTAAACAATGAAGAAACATGGGAAAGAAAGGTTACATCAGTGAATTTATGGGCGGCGGTCGAATTGTCTCTCACGGCAAAATCGCTGACCTCTCAAAGGGCTTCAAGCTACCGAGCGGAAACCCGTTCTCGGTCTATGTCAGACCGAAGTACAGCGTATCAACTCTTGACACGGTTCTGACCGTGCGCTGCTCTCAGGACGAGAGCCTGACAGAAGCCCCCGTGCCGTTCAATGATTGGTCGCCGTTGGCTATCTCTGAGATTGCCCCGAACTCAGAACTGTTGAAGACAAATGACGTTTATTGGGGCAGCGGTTCTTATGAGGGGGAGGACACGCCATGATAGTGTCGCTGTTCATCAGTGTTGCTCGGCGCATCAGGACATGGACAGCCGCCCGCCGCAACAAGAGAAAAGACCTCAGAATGAACACAGCGTCCTCGGTTCGGTTCATCAACAAAGGCAATAAATCGTATTTCAAATTCTTAAATTAAAAGTTATGGCATTAACAACAGAACAAGAAGAGAAAGTCGCTCAGATAATTGAGGCTTTCGAGAATGGTAAGCGTTTGTCTGACCTCCCCAACGTGTCAGGCACAAACCCTTATAACCTCTTTTGTGAGGTTCTTGACGAAGACGGCGAGAGCAAGAAAGCAGCCCTCGCAACTCTTCTTCCTTACACAGAAGAACAGAGTTCTTACGGCGTTCAGTTTGACACGGCTGTTTCAACACCGACTTGCACCCGTGTCGGCTCTTCTGACCTCCACAAAAGCTGCCCCGTTCAGAACCGTATGCGTGGCTGTCTGCTTGACGATGATGGCAACGTGGTTGAATACCTTGACCCTCGCGATTGGACGGGTCAGGTGCGTGACGGTTCACGAGGTCAGGTCATGGTGGAGATTCCTCTTCACTACCGCAAGTTTGAGACTGACGGCACAAAACTGACCGTCCGCATTTCTGAACTTCCTCTCCCTGGCTATCATCAGGTGCCAAAGTGTTATGTGTCGGCTTACGAGGCTTCCCTTGACCGCTCAAACAATAAGTTGGCTTCCGTCTGCAACGCCACAGAACAGTACAGAGGCGGTAACAATAACGCCAATTATGACGGCACATATCGCTCATTCTTGAACCGCCCCGTTACAGCAATCAGCCGCACGAATTTCAGGAACTACGCCCGCAAGCGCAAGTCAGGCAGCACCGAGTGGAACTGTATGACTTATGACATGCAGAAGACCCTCTATTGGCTCTTTGTCATTGAGTACGCCACACTTAACTCTCAGGCGGCTTACAACGCTTCGCCGACCGCTGAGGGCTTTCATCAGGGCGGCTTGGGTGACGGCGTGACAACATTCAGCGGCAACGATTGGAACACGTTCAACGGTTATTACCCGTTTGTACCTTGCGGTATCTCTGACAGCCTCGGAAACAGAACGGGCGTTGTGGATTACACGGTCAACAATGAGGCTGAGAGCAAACCGATAACAAAGACATTCCAAGTTCCCCGTTACAGAGGCGTTGAGAACCCATTTGGGCATATTTGGCAGTGGACGGACGGCATTAACGTGCGTATCAGCCCGAACGCTGACAAGGGCGGAGACGGTCTTTCAAAGGTCTTTGTTTGCTCTGACCCCGCAAAGTTCAACGACAGCAATTATGAGGGTTATTCTCATGTTGGCAAAGAAGCCCGTACAGATGGTTATGTGAAAGAGGTCATTTTCGGAGAGGGTGGCGAGATTATGCCAAAGACAGTTGGCGGCGGTTCTACCACTTATTTCTGTGACTATCATTACACAAACATTCCAACGACTGAAACACTCCGTGGGGTTCTGTTCGGCGGTTATGCGAATCTCGGCTCGATTGCGGGCTTCGCTTTTGTGTCTTCGAATGCCGCCCCCTCGTATACGGCTGCGTACTTCGGTTCTCGCCTTTGCTTTTTCCCCGCAACAGCGTAACACGCCCCTCGTTCATCGTTTAACCCTTTAACTCAATCAAGAGACAATGGAAGAAAATAAGAAGCCCGATGACGGTTCACTTGCCTTTCTGAACATACCCCGTGACGAAAGCAACCGTTCTTTCAACTGTGACGAGACAACCCAATCAAAGTTGGTCAACACCTCATTTTGGGTCTGTGACTTCATAGAGGACGTGCCGACAAGGTTCAGTAAGACAAAAGGCACAAAAGGTCAGACGCTTGTCAAGATTAAGCCCGATAAGAACAGCCCTGAGGCTGACGCTAAGAAGTTCTTCACGGGTTCAGCAGACATTCTCTACGTTTGTCAGGAAATCAAGAAGCGCAACGCCTTTCCCCGCCGTGTCACGTTGAGAGGAAACGGAAATCGTTATTGGTTTGAATAAAGAGACATAAAAAATATTAAGGTTGGTCGCTCCCGTGGGGTTCTGTTCAGCGGTAATGCGAATAACAGCTCGAATGCGGGCTTCGCTTATGCGAATTCGAATAACACCCCCTCGAATACGAATACGAACATCGGTTCTCACCTATGCTTTTTGAATATTTTCATCAGGTGTCAAAGCCTGAAAAAGATATTAAGGGCGGCAACCGTACCTCTTGGTAAAAAACTTCTGAAAACTGAAATGTGTCGGTAGGAACGCCTGTTGTATGGGCTACCGAAGACTCAAAATAAGAAAGCAAAGAAACATGAAGCGTATTGACAACTTATACGACAAGATAATCTCGTTAAAAAACCTCCGCCTCGCCGATGAAAATGCGAGACGGGGGAAGACGAACACATACGGGGTCAAGGTTCACGACAAGAACCGAGAACAGAATTTGTTGGCTTTGCATGAAGCCTTGCTGACAAAGACGTTCAAGACCTCTCCGTATGACGTGTTCACGATCTACGAGCCGAAAGAAAGAATTATTTATCGTCTTCCGTACTATCCTGACCGTATCGTCCACCATGCTGTCATGAACGTTCTTGAACCCATTTGGGTGCGGCTCTTCACTTATAACACGTATTCTTGCATCAAGGGTCGTGGTATTGAGGGCTGCGCCCGTAGGGTTGACAAGATAATCAAGAGTTTTAAGGGCAAGCCTCTCTTCTGTCTGAAAATTGACATCAAGAAGTGTTACCCCTCAATGCGTCACAGAGTTCTGAAACGGCTCATACGCCGAAAGATTAAAGACAAAGACCTTTTGTGGCTTCTTGATGAAATCATAGACAGCGCATCAATGGATGATGCGGGCAGACCGCTAACAGAGGCTGACAAGGCTCAAAGCGACCCCGAGGACGCTCACGGGCTTCCGATAGGCAATTATCTGAGCCAATACCTCGCAAACCTCTGTTTCTGTTATTTCATGCACTGGGTAAATGAACAGCTTGCAGAACTTGTGAAAAAGGCTCTGAGGCTGACCGTAAAGCCACGCATTGAATGTACTGAATACGCTGACGATATAACGTTCTATGCGGAAAGCAAAGCCGTTCTGCATGAGGTTCTGAAACTCATTCGGGTTCAACTTGAAGACGGTCTGTCCTTGAAGATAAAAGGCAACTATCAGATATTCCCCGTAGCGAAGAACCGTTATGACAGACACGGGCGTGCGCTTGATTATGTCGGTTACAAGTTCTTCCGAGAACAGAAGTTGATGCGCAAGTCAATAAAACAGAATTTCTGCCGTGAAGTCGCCCGCCTGAACAAACGGGAGAAGCCGTTAAGCCAAAAGGCTTACAAACAGGCTGTCTGCCCGTGGTTGGGTTGGGCGAAACACAGCAATTCAAGACATCTTTTGAAAACAATTATTAAACAGAAGTATTATGGCATTCTATGACAACAAGCCCTCCAAGTTGGAGGCAGTGGGTAACGGTTCTTACTTGTACCGTTGGAATATTCAGGAGGTAAAGCCTGAGAGCGTTGAAAAGACCTCAGAAGAGGGCGCAGAGGCTCAGGCAGAGAAAGCCCCTCAGTTCTCATGTGAAGAGGTCTCAGTGTGGGAACCGCTGACCTCAAACAAAATCACAGAGGCGGTAATTACCTCAAAGTGGGACGCTAACTACGAGCAGAAACTTGTCAACGAGTACAACGCCGCACAGCTCGGTTTATACGGCGCAAAGACATCTGACGAGGCGAAAGCCCACATTAAGGCTTACACGGATTATCTTACAGAGCGTGCCGCCCTGAAAACTCAGGTAGATGCGGACTGCGCCGAGTTCGGTATTCTCTAACTCTCTGTTTCAGGAGTGAGGGGCGGGCGGTTCAGGCTGTCAGCCTCTCTACTCTTTGAAAAATGGCGGTAACTCATTCTAAAGCCCCACAAAGCGTTTTTGAAGTGATTACCTTATAAGCATACCACAGAGAAAAGTAAACGCCGTGTGCGTCAAATTCGCAAAAAATAACTCTCAAATAAAACGACAATGATAATTTACAACGACAAAGGCAAAAAGCTCCTTGAAATTGAGGTTGACGATAACAGTTATCGCCACAGAGTTATCATGGGCGATTATAACCTCACGCTTTATTACAGCCTCGCAGAACACGTTGAGTTGCCCGTGGGCTGTTATTGTGACTATCAGGGAGAACGCTTCACACTTGAACGCCCTGAGGCTTTCAAGATGAAACACAGCCGCAGTTTTGAATACACCGTGACAATGGAGAGCAGTCAGGCAAAGGCGAAGATTTGGAAGTTCAGAAACCCCGTTGACGGGCGACTGAAATTCAGCCTGACCGCCAAGCCCCATGAGCACCTCCAAATGTTCGTTGACAACATGAACCGCCGTGACACGGGTTGGGCGGTCGGCTCTTGTGTGTCAGGCGATGAAGTCTGCATATCGTACAGCCACGCTTTCTGTTATGAGGCGTTGGAACAAATGGCTTCAACCCTGAACACGGAATTTGAGTTTAACGGCAAGACCGTCTCGCTCCGTAAAGTTGAATATAACAAGAACAACCCGCTGCCGCTCTCATACGGGCGGGGTAACGGCTTCAAGCCCAATGTGGGGCGTTCTAACTATGGGGAAACGCCGCCGACTGAAATTCTCTACGTTCAGGGCGGTTCAGACAATATAGACCCGAGCAAATACGGAAGCTCAGAACTTCTTTTGCCGAAGTCTCAGTCAATAGGCTTTGACGGCGTTTACTTTGAAGACGAAGAGGGCTTCAACGCTGACAACGCCCGTTACTATATGACTGACGATTTGGGGTTCTCAATCAGAAGAAAGGACAAAGACCTGACAAGCCTCGCCGAGAGCAGTCTTGACTGTTCAGACATCTACCCGAAGCGTGTCGGCGAAATCTCTTCTGTTGTATGTGTTGACAAAGACAAGAACTTTTACGACATCATAGACAACTCAATCCCTGAGAACCTTGACTACGAGAAATGCCTGATAGACGGCGAGACCATGACAGTTATCTTTCAGACGGGCATGTTGGCGGGAAAAGAGTTTGAAGTGAAATACTACCACAACTCAATTCTGAACCCTGACGGCTCTTTGAAGAAAGCCTCCCGCCGCTTTGAGATAACGCCGCAAGAGATTGACGGGCAGACCATGCCGAATGAGACCTTTTGCCCACGGGCTAACGAGAAATACGCTGTCTTCAAGTGTATGTTGCCTGACGCTTATATCTGCGACAACGCCACAAAGTCAGGGGCTTCATGGGATATGTTCCGTCAAGCCGTGAAAAGTCTCTTTGACAGCGAGGAGACAAAGTTCACGTTCACGGGAGACCTTGACGGCATTTGGGCAAAGAAAGATTGGCTGAACATAGGCGGGCGCATCAAGCTCGGCGGGTATATAAAGTTCTCCGATGAACGCTTTCAGAAAGACGGCGTTCTCGTCCGCATCACGGGCATTAAAGATTATATCAACAAGCCGCACAGCCCCTCTCTTGAACTGTCAAACGAGACGAAAAGCGCATCTTTCTCTTCAAAGTTGAAGCAGCTTGAAAGCGAGGAGGTGGTCATTGAAGACAACCACCGTGAGGCTATTCAGTTCACAAAGAGACGGTTCAGGGACGCGAAAGAGACAATGAGCATGTTGGAGGCTTCGCTTCTTGAAAACTTCACTCAGAGCATAAGCCCAATCGCCATACAGACCATGCAGATGCTTGTCGGCGATGAAAGTCTTCAATTCCGTTTCGTCTCTTCAAAGACAAACCCGACACAGGTCAGCCACACGATAAACTACGATCAAGAGACAAAGACCCTGAAAGCGGCTGCGGGTCTCATTCAGCACCTGACGCTTGGCGTGTCTTCTTTGAGTTCATCGCATAAGCCCGAAGAATACTTATATTGGAACGTTGAAGAGTTTGAGAGCGCAAGACTTGAAGACGGGTCAAAGAAGTATTATCTATACGCAAAGGTCAGCAAGACAACCGACAATGGCGTTTTCTTTCTCTCTGAGAGCGCAAAAACGTTGAATGGAGTTGACGGTCACTACTGCCTCCTTGTCGGCGTTCTGAACAGCGAATACAACGGAGAGAGGAGTTTTGCCACGCTCTACGGCTTCACAGAGATATTGCCAGGGCGTGTAACGACCGACAGAGTTGTGTCAGGTGACGGCAACAGCTATTTTGATATGCTCGCCAACGCCATGAAGCTCGGGGACGCTCTTGACTTCAATTCGGCGGGGGACGGCAAGCTCAGAATAAAAGGCACAATCATTCAGAGCCAAAGCGGTCAAGAGAGCTATATCGGCTGTTATAGGGGCGAATACAACGCCTCATACACTTATTATAATGGCGATGAGGTCACTTTCACTAAGGACGGCAATACGTCAACATACAGAATGTTCAGCGACACGCCTGTCAAGGGCATTGAGCCGACAAACACTCTTTATTGGCAAGTCGTTGCTCAGGGTTCAAAGGGGGCTGACGGCACTTCTGTTAAAATCAAGGGTCAGGCTTACGCACATTATTCAACAAAGGAAGAATGGGAGCCTGACAGAAGAAAGCCCGTTGTCCTGATTGATAAATATACGCTGACATCGGGGGAAACGACCGAGGATAAATATTGTGTTGTCAAGAAGCTCGGAAGACCCTTTGCGGGAGCAGCTGAGGGTTGGATGACCGTTTATGCCGAGGAGGGGGACGCTTATATAATGAACTCAGACGATGAAGCCTTGAACGGTTGTATGTATGTGCCTCAGACAGACAAATGGCAAAACGTGGGTCGAATAAAAGGCGACAAAGGCGACACGGGTCAAGACGGCGCAGCGGGTAAGTTCACAGAACTACGTTACGCCAAGAACGGCTCAACAACAACGCCGCCCGCCCTCTCAAAATCAATCCTGAACCCGTCAGGGTGGACTACTGAGGTGCCAACGGTTGCAAGTTTTGAATATCTGTGGCAGACAACAGCCGTGAAGTCAGGTGATGGCAAGACGCTTCTTTCTCAGTGGTCAACCCCCGTGAGAATAACCCCGTACAACGGCGTTGACGGTCAAGACGGCGCAGACGGTAAGGACGGAACAAACGGGCGTGGTATAAGAAGCGTGACAGAGTACTACGGGGTCAGTCAAAACAGCAAGGTAAGACCGACCGTTTGGTCTGTCTCTTCTGTGCCGACACTCTCTGAGACAAACAAGTATCTTTGGAATTATGAACGCATCATTTATACTGACGGCTCTTCTGTCACGACAACCGCTGTCGTTATCGGCTGCTACGGAGACAAAGGGCGGGGCATTGTTTCAATAACAGAAATGTATCTTGCCACGAACCTCTCAACGGGCGTGACAAAGAACACTATCGGTTGGAGCAGTTCTGTTCAGGATATTTCAGCCTCGCGCCCGTACTTATATAATTATGAGATTATAAAGTACACAGACGACACAACAGAAGAAACAGACGTTGCCCTGATTGGGCGTTGGGGAGCTGACGGCTCAGACGGTCAAGACGGGCGGGACGGCGTATCAGCCGCCTCAGTCTATCGTGGCGAATACTCTTCAACAAAGCGGTATTACGGCAACTCTTTCAGGGTTGACATCGTGAAGTATAACTCGGCTTATTATATCAGCCGTGTTGACGCTCCAAACGGGTCAGGCGGCTTCACGGGCGTTGCGCCAACCAATACAAATTATTGGAACGCATACGGGGCGAGCTTTGAGAGTGTGGCGACAAGTCTTTTGTTGGCTGAACTTGCCAATATTGCGGGGTTCATCTTCCGCAACAACCGTCTTGAAAGTCAGACCCTTTCAGACGGTTCAACAACAGACGGGGCGACAAGCAAAACTCCTATGGTGTTCCTGAACGGTCTCACGGGTCAGGCTTCATTTGCGGGCGGTAAAGTTGTCTTCAACTCTGACGGATCTGTCAATATCGGAAACGGCAAATTCACAGTTTACAAGAACGGTAATGTCACGATGAACAATGTCACGATGAACAACATCACGGCGAACTCAGGAACATTCAAAGGGGTTATCAATGCCGATGCGGGCTTGATTATGAAAGTGGAGAAATTCACGGCTAATCAAGAGTATTATTACCTGAAATCAGAAACAACGGTTTTAATAGTTCAAACCCCCTATGGCAAAGAACAGGGAGACGCACATTTTCAAAAAATAGTCTTGCCTCAGAACCCGAATGTCGGTCAAGTTCTGACAATAATCAACAACAACGCCTATCCTTGGTACACAGAGTTGAGAATTTACGGGAACGGTCACAGAATTATCCCGTCATGCGGAGACACATTATGGGGGGACAAGACTTGGGATGCGGGTTATTATTTGCCGCTCGCCTCACAGAGGGGTAAGCAACTCATTTTTGATGGCTCAATGTGGTGGCAGATAAATATGTTCAACGGGTATTAATACTCACTTAAATAAAAAGAAAATGAAACAGAAAATTTTCAAATGGTTATCAGCGAGCAATCGTTGGAAACATTTTGTCGGCGGGGTCATGATTGGACTTGGGGCTGACGATTGGTATTGTGCCTGTTATACGGGTGCGGGTGTTGGAGGTGCTCTTGAACTGAAAGACGTTCTTTATGGCGGCTCTTGGGATTGGATAGACTTCGCCCTGACAGCGGGCGGGGCGGTTGTCGGACATTCAATCAGGGCTGTGCTATGAATGAGGTTCAACAAGTTACAGAGATAGCCAAGGGCATAAGCGACTATGGCTTAATGGCAGTTACGGCGGCTTTCTTTCTTCTTCTTTCAGCGGCGATGATGATAGCCATTTTCAGGTGGTTCAAATCAATGATTAACCGCATGTTAGAACAGCAAGAATGCCTGAGACAGTTATTAGAAATTCTTCAAGACAACAACGCAGCGATAAAAAACCTTGCTGAACGTCTTGAACCTGAGACACAGATGCGCATCAGAAACCTGACGGGCTTTGCTTTTGACCTCACTGTGGAACAGGTCTGTCGCCTTATTAAGAGGGTCAGAAAAGAAAACCACATCATCGACCATGAGGCAACGGCAGAGAAGATACGAAAGTCTCTCAAAGTCATTCATGAAGACAGAAACAGCCGCTTTGACCCGTTCACGTATCACGGGAAGCCGCTGTCTGACTTCTGCGCCCCTGAATGGGTTGAAGACGTGGCAAAGGTCGTTGAGAGTGAAATCTACAATGCGGACGGGGAAAACAACGCCCGTGCTTACACGAATGTTAAACTTGCGTATGATAACATCAAAACAGAGTTTTATCAACGCTTAAACGGTTAAAATGATATGATAGTAATTATTGACAACGGTCACGGAGAAGACACAGCGGGCAAGCGTTCTCCTGACGGAAGACTGAGAGAGTACGCCTACGCCCGTGAGATTGCCAAGCGTCTGCAGTGTGCTTTATGCCATGAGCTTGGGGCGGGTCACGTTTTTCTCTTGACCCCTGAAACAAACGACATCAGCCTGAAAGAACGCTGTCAGAGGGCGAACAACCTCTGCAAGGCTCACGGGGCTTCAAACGCTCTGTTGGTCTCAATTCACAACAACGCAGCGGGGGCTGACGGCAAATGGCATGAAGCCCGTGGGTGGTCGGCACACGTCTCTCTGAACGCCTCTCAAAAGAGTAAGACGCTCGCAACGTGTCTTGCTCAGGCGGCAGAGAAAAACGGGCTGAGAGTGAGAAAATACACGCCACAGCAGCCGTTCATCACTCAGAACCTCGCTATCTGCCGAGATACAAGCTGCCCCGCCGTTCTGACTGAGAACCTTTTTCAGGACAACAAGGAAGACGTAGATTTTCTTCTGAGTGAAGAGGGCAAGCAGCTCATTACAAAGGTTCATGTGGACGGCATTCTGTCTTATATCAAAAGCGTGAAGAAATGACAAAGAAACTGTTCTTCTTATTGGCGGCGGTCTCACTCATGTGGGGCTGCTGCCCTTGCAGAAACCTGACAACAGAAACAGACCGTCAGGACAGCACCCGTGTTGAGGTCAGGACGCAGACAATTCTCGTACCTGATACGGTCTTTCTTGAAATACCCGCTCAGACGGCAGAGCGTACAACCCGTGACAGCGTTTCACACCTTGAAAACGAATATGCCACCTCTGACGCTCGTATCAACCCTGACGGCTCTCTGTTTCACGATCTGCGGACAAAGCCTCAGAAGAAAGCCATTGAGACGGACAAGAAGATTGAGAAGCGGGACAGCTTGGTTTATCGAGACAGATACCTGAAAGTTAAAGAAAAGGTTTCAGTTCCCCGTGACCTGACAAAGTTTCAGAAATGTGAAATCTTCGGTTTTTGGTTCTTGTTGGCAATCTTCGCCTTGGTTGTGTACCTGAAACGGCTTCAAAAACAGTGAAAACGCTAAAAATGATTAAGACGTAAGCACAAAAATCGGAAATTCTGTCGGAATTAAAAAAGAAATTCTTACCTTTGTGACAAAATTTGAAAATATGGCGTTTGCTATTGTTTTGAGGGTCAAGAAAATCGCCAAAATTTCAGACAGCCTTAAAAGCAATGGTAGATGCCCACGTATATCGTGGGCATTTTCCTTGTAGGCTGTTCGGGTGTTTGGCGATACCTCTTGACCGACAAGGGGATGCCCACGTTTTTACGTTGGGTCTCTGTGACAACGGCGAGCCGTGTTTTGCAAAGGTACAGAGTTTTAACGTAAAAACAGCAGATATGGATTTCAAAGATTCGATTAAACAAATATCTGAGCGCATTGAAAGTCTGAAAGACAACTTGAAGACAGAAGAAGCAACGAAGACGGCTCTCATTCTGCCTTTCCTGAGTGCTCTCGGCTATGACGTGTTCAACCCGTTGGAGGTGTTACCTGAAATGAGTTGTGACATCGGTATGAAAAAGGGCGAGAAGATTGACTACGCCATTCTGAAAGACGGCGAGCCGATTATTCTCATTGAGTGTAAACATTGGGAGCAAGACCTGAACCTTTATGACAACCAACTGATACGTTATTTTAACGTGTCAAAGGCGAAGTTCGGGGTCTTGACAAACGGCATAATATACAAGTTCTACACAGACCTTGCCGAGCCTAACAAAATGGACGAGAAACCGTTCTTGGAAGTGAACCTCCTTGAAATGAAAGACGCTCAGGTCGAAGAGTTGAAGAAGTTTCACAGGTCTTATTTTGACGTTGACAACATTCTCAGTTCGGCAAGCGAGCTGAAATATATGGGCGAACTTAAAACCGCCATTTCAAAAGAGTTCGCGAACCCCTCTCCTGACTTTGTGAGGTTCTTCGGGAAACAGGTCTATGACGGCGTTTTCTCCCAAAAGGTTCTTGAACAGTTCACAGCCCTGACAAAACGTACAATCGGCAGTTATATAAACGACATTATTTCTGACCGTCTGAAAGCGGCAATCAAGACAGATGAAGAAGCAACCGCCACAGAACAGAAGACCGCCGAGAAGACAGAAGAACAGCCCACAGAGCCTGAGACAAACGAGGACGGCATTGTGACAACAGAAGAAGAGTTGGAGGCGTTCTTCATCGTGAAGTCAATTATCCGCAGCGTTGTGACCTCTGACCGCATCACATACAAGGACACACGATCATACTTCGGGGTTCAGATTGACAACAATGTGCGGAAGACAGTTGTCCGCTTCTACTTCAACCAACCGAAGAACAAGCGCATTGCCATTATCTCAGAAGACAAGTCAGAACGTATGTATAAGGTTCAGACCCTTGACGAGATATACAACTACGCAGATGAACTGACAGAGGCGGCGAAGAGATACGTCTAAACAGAACAACAGCGATTGCGCCCGTATGTCGGCGTAAGTTTGTTCAGGTGATAACTTACACGAGATTGAAAAGTAAAGCCCACATGCGGCGTATTCGAGAAAAATAACTATCTTTGCTCTCAGAGGGCTTGAAGAGGGGTCGAAAAGCCCCTCTTTTTGCATATTTGTTGCTGTTTTGTTGCTCTGACTGACTGTTAAACAGTCAAACCACATTATAAATCACTGATTTACAAGTCATAACAAAAGTACTGCGTGGGAAAGTAACCTTTCTGCATCGGAAAGTAAGTTTATATTTTAACAAATCAAGTCAAGTATAAAACGGGTGTAACTATTGAGAAACAATGCTTTATAA